TATTACTACTGTGTTCATTCGTAACACTAATACTTTTAACAATTGCTACTGAACTTGTATTAATAGTCAGAACAGTTGTTAAATTAGAAGTTGTTAAATTAAAACCTTGATTTTTATAAAAATTTGCCATTAACTAAAAAACCATTCAAATTGTGTTTGTTCATCTTTTAAATCTTTTTGATAACCAAAATTTAATTCATTCTTTAAAGTATTTAAACCTTCTCTTAATTGCCTTTGGTTAGACTCATCATATTCTTGAGTAGGTTCTGGTATGATTGCTGTAACTTTTGCCATTATCTTCTACCTCCTGCTGCAATATCTAATCTTAAAGTACCATATCTCCATGACTCATCTACTGCATCATTTTCAATTTTTAAACTTACCTGTCTTCCTCTAACTCTTGTGCTATGAAAAGTTGTAGTAGTATTACATGTAAATGGACCAGTAATCAAGGGTCCATTAGGATCGGATTGTTCTGCTTGATTGGGATAATTTCTAAAGAACATAGTAACTTTTGCATTACCAGATAAGTTTTTAAAGTCAGGTATAAATCTAGATACTCTCATAATATTTTCTCCATCACCTTGTAATCCTTGTTGTGTTGAAATGTCATAATCTCCAGACTGGATATAAGATGTAATAGCAGTTGCATTTCCATTTGCATCTACTTGATTAACTCCTGTTTCGTGAGCCCAATATTTACTTGCACCAAACGTATTAGTTACACCATTAATTACAGGAAAAGTAGGTGTGTTGCTTCTATAATATTCTGTTGCATAAGGTAATGAATAAGTATGATTATCTGAATATGCTGTTCTAGCTAAAGACCCTGTTGTCCAAGTTTGTTCTAAAAAATTATATACAACATTTCTATTAATTTGCTGCGAGCCACTCGCTGCATAAAACCAGCCCACTTCATTATAAAGTGAGTTATGATAACCATATGTAATTTGATTGGCATCATAATTAGTTCCTAAATTATCTCCTTCAGTTGTAAACACAAAATCTTCAACTAATGATGGAAGTTGTTTTACGGTACCATCAAACATAAAAAAACCACCACCAAATCCCATCCAGAAGACTGCACCTTGTGCATATACCGCTGCATGTTGACCTAAACATCCACAGTTAGATCCAACTTGTCTAATACTAAATGTAAAAGGTGATCCAACAAACTGTATTTGATAAGCAGCTTGATCGGTTAAAACTAATATATAATCTTTACCTTGAACAGCACTTACAATTTCATTACCTTGATCAAGTAAAAATGTACCTGCCGTATTGGTTGCTGTAGGTTGCCATGTATTAATGTCTTCTTGATTAGAAAATCTAATAAACATTTTATTTTGTGATGTTGAATCTGATAAATTGTCTAATGTTCCCATTAAAAATAAATGTCTATCTCTATCAGAAACTAAACTTAATAAAGACGTTGTAGGTGCACCGGACACAACTGCAGCTCTTGTTTCAAAAGGAGTTGCGGCACCTGGATCCCATGTAAAAGTTCTTCCATTTCGAATAGTTGCTACAAGAAGTTGACCATAATTATCCAAGGACCATGAGCCAGGATCTAAAGTTACGTTTGTTGTATCTGCTTCTTCTCCCCATCCTTCACCACCAACTTCTGATCCCCAAATATCTATACCCCAACCATATGCTGGTGTTTGAAAAACAGGGCCTATTCTAACATAGGCATTTAAAGTTGCAGAACCTTGAGCTGACATCCCCGTGCCAGTTTCATTTAATGGCATAGTAATTGTAAAACTATTTGCATCAGGGGTACTTAAAATTTCAAAAACATTACTTGTAAAATTAGTAGTTGTAAAGGTTGTCTCACCTCCGCCAGGTAAAGTCACAGAACCAGATTTAAAAATAAAATAATCTCCAATTGCTAATCCATGAGAATTTAAATTAACTGTAACTGTTGCAGATCCTGTTGTAGAATCAAAAGTACAGCCTGTTTGATCAGACTCTATGGGTGTAATATCATAAAAAGCACCTTCATAATAAAGCACTAAAACTTTAGCTGTTCCAAGTATTGAATATTTTTTACCCGTTAAATCTGTCCAAGTATGTGTGTCTCTAACAGGACCTGAAATTGTATCATTAACTAATTGTTGCCAACCGCCTATTTTTTCTGGTTGACCATATCTAAAACGAACATTATCACCATCTACCCACTGGCCTTCTGCTCCAGTCTCTGTAGCTTGTTTATTAAAACCAGGCTTGAAATTTATTTTTTGTAGCATATAACCTACTATATAATACTTATGAATATAATGAAAGCCAGAATAATATGGTTTCCCGAACATCTATCATACATAGATTTTGACTCATTACAAGATAAAATAGACTGGGATCAAGAGCATTTAGAGACTGTTCGTCAATACATGAAAGAAGATGGATTATTATTTCCTGCTGTATTTAAAGATGGTGAAATACATTGTGGTCATTATAGATTTAAAATAGCAAAAGAAATGGGTTACGATGGTATTGATGCTTATAAAGTAGACACCTTTAAAGAAGCGTTACATTTGACTAATTTTAGTCAGTTATGTTATAAGCATTACAAAGAATATAAAGATAAAAAATACTTATAGAAATGATTTTTCAAAATATAGAATTGCTTGAAACTGATAAATTTCAATATTTATTGATCCATAAAAATGGATCCTCTAGTGTAAGTAAATGTATTAAAAATTTTAACATCACTAATAGAATTAATTTAAATAAAATAAGATGGACTGTAATTAGAGACCCCTATGAAAGATTTGTTTCAGGTCTTAAATATGATTTAAAAAAAAATAATTTAAACATCGAAGAAATAGATATAACAGAATTGTATAATTCTATGACCAATGTTTTCACAAGAGAAAGAAGACATGTAGTTCACACGTCTTCACAAGTATCTCATTTAATTAACACTCATGTTAATTGGTATGTCGAATTAAAAGATTTAAACTTATTTTTAAAAATGCATTTTAATCAAACAGAACATTGTAATGCAAATGATGAAAATATTGAAATTAGTATAGATAAAAAAGAAGTTATGAAATATTTAAATTTTGATTATTATGTGTACAATAAGATATTGAATTCACAATATTTGTGGAAGTGGCAAATGGGAAAGATATTTTAATGTTAATAGCTGGAATTCATGCAAACCATAATGCGGGTGTTACTCTAATTGATAGAGGTCATATTATTTTTTCTACAGAAGAAGAAAGAATGTCTGGTGTAAAAAGAGATTCTAGTCCCTTTTTAACTATAGGAAAAATGAGATATGAGTATATGCCTGTGGATACACAACTATCTTTTGCAGCTATTAGTGGTTTTACTCCTATTAACAATCCAACTGGAAACGTCATAGATCCTTGGTCAAGAGAAAATCTATATGTTTCTTATTTAAAAAAATTAAAATTAATAACTCATGATTATCAAGTAGTTGATTTTGGTAATTTGCATCATTTACTTCATGCAGCTACTGCTTTTTATAGATCTGAATTTGAAAACTCTATTGCAATTGTTGTTGATGGATCAGGCAGTCCTTTAGATGGATTAAAAAACATTGAAGCTGAAAGTATTTATGAATGTTCTTATCCACATTCTTTTAAACCTCTATACAAAAGAACAATGAGTGAAGGTGAAATTTCTTTTACAAAAGAAAATGATTGTATTTATTTTAACCACCCTGCACCAGGTATAGGTGCCATGTATGACATGATAGGATGTATTTGTGGTTTTAAAATATTGGATTGTGGCAAGACTATGGGTTTAGCTGCATACGGAAAACAAGATCCTTCTTTATCTAATTTAATTAAATATGAAAATGATTATCCTGTTGGTGATTATGATATTATTGATTTTACTCCAAGAGAAAATCATTTAGGTTATTTTAAATTTAAACCAGGTAATTATTTATTAGAAAAAACAAAAAAAGATATAGCTTTTGCTATACAGGAACAATCAGAACAAGCAGTATTACATTTAATTAATAAAGCAAAACAATTATCTAATTCTAAAAATATTGTTTTATCTGGCGGATTTTTTCAAAACTGTAAAGCTAACTATCGTATTGTCAAAGAAAATCCAGATTACAATTTTTATGTAGAACCTCTTTGTTATGATGGAGGCTTGTCTTTAGGAGCGGCTTTACTTCAATTTCATACAGTAACCCCTAATGGTAGAATTAAAAATATAAAAGAAAAAATTAAAATAACATGATTCATGAAGTAATACGATTATTAAAAGAACAAAAAGCAGTAGGCTTGTTTCAAGGAGCATCAGAAGCAGGTGCTAGAGCACTAGGAAATCGAAGTATATTATTTGATCCAAGAAATCCAAAAGGAAAAGATATAGTTAATCAAATTAAACAACGTGAATATTTTAGACCTTTTGGTGCTAGTTGTTTGCATAATAAAGCAGAGGAATACATTGATATGTATCCTTTGAAAGAATCTCCGTATATGTTATATGCTTTCCCAGTGAAAGAAGAAAAGAAGAATATAATACCAGCTGTGGTTCATGTAGATGGAACTTGTAGAATGCAAACAGTAAAAAAAGAAAATAATAAAGCACTACATACTATTCTATCAGGGTGGTACCAAGAAACAAATGTACCTGTTTTATTAAATACAAGTTTAAACGCCGCAGGAAAACCTTTAGCTTATGTTCCAACAGATGCTTTTATTGATGGATTAGATTACATTTATTTTGCAGATGAACAACAAGTTTTAGATAGAACAAAACAATGGAAATAAAAGACAATATATTTGACACTAAATATTTAGTAGATATGTTTGAAAAATTAAATCACGCAGATTTTAGAGCTAATAATTTAGCAAACAGGAGCACTTGGCCATTAGGTTTAGCAGGAGCTACACACAGAATTTTTAGCTGTAATATATTTCATAGGTTCACTAGACATTTAATCAAGCATAATATAGATTTTAGTTTAGTAGAAATGTATATAAAAATGTATGAGCATTTAGAGAAAGTTTTTAAATTAAAACAACCTACAGTTTTGCATAGTATTAATGTTAATTTACAATTTAAAGAAATGGATGGAACTTGGCATAAAGATAATGGTCCCAAAGGAATTTTATTTATGGTAGGCGAAGAAGGTGATGGCGGAGAGTTTATTATTAAAAAAGATAATAAAGAAGAAAAAGTATCTTTTAAAAATGGAAGAGTTATTTATTTTGATCCAACAATAGAACACAAAGGACTTGCTTTTAAAGATGCATATAAACCAAGGTACACAGTTCAATTTTTATTTTCAGAGGAGGCTATATAATGATTGTGAACGATTTTCAAAATTTAGGATACATAGTGGATAAACTACCAGATGATGTCTTAAAAATTATTAAAGAACATGTAGAACAAGTTGCTAAAAAAATGAATGAAGATCCATCACTTGCTCCACATAGTATAGAAGAAATATTTCCCAACGAACCTAAAAAAAGAGAAAACTATCGTTGGAATAGAAAAGACCATTCAGAGTTATATAAAGTAGTAGAACCTTATATTAAAAAGATAAGCTCTGCATATAAAAATCTTTATAAATACCCTAATGTATTAATATCTGCTTATGATAATGGAACTCAAAAAAACATGACTTATGTTGAAGTAGATCAAATGAAAATGGATTCTTTATGGGTTAATTTTCAAAAAAAGCATCAATGGCTTCCTATGCATATGCATAATGCTTTATATTCATTTGTAATATATATTAATATTCCTTACGATATTAAAGAAGAATTAAATCATCCAGATTATCAATCAGCTAAAACAGGTGCTTTCATTAATTTTATTTACAATAATGTTGTAGGAAAAATTTCTAAATTAGAAATTGCTTTATCAAAAGAATGGGAAGGATCTATTATATTTTTTCCAGGTGATTTAAATCATGTAGTTTATCCTTTTGTGACTTCAGATGGTTATAGAATATCCGTTGCTGGAAATGTAGTTTATGATGATGGTGGACCCATTAGAACAGCAGTTGGAGCACGTAAAAATCCAAGAGAATAGAAATGACTCAAAAAATAGAATTTATTCTTTGTAATAAAAATTTAAAAGGTGTTATACCTTATCCAAAACCAGCCTCTCATTATATTCCTGAACAATATAAAAAATTAGAAAAATTAAGAGAGGGAGACTATAATCAACCTACTTTAAAAAGTTGTATTCCTTTTTTAGATTCTTTAACGGCTGGTTATATTATACCTTTTCACCAAGACTATGTTATAGATGCAAAAGAAACTAATTTTAGTTTACAGTCAGCTATTCCTAGAGAAGTGATGGAATATCATAGTAACAAACAACTTACTGAAGAAATGGCTAATGGAAAAGATAGAGCGGGTAAATTTAAAAATGAATGGATTACTGTAACTCCACCAGGATATAGTTGTCTATTTATAGCTCCGTTAAATCGCAAAGAAGATAGATTTGAATTATTATCTGGAGTAGTAGATACGGACACTTATAATAACACCATTAATTTTCCTTTTTTAAATAAGAAATGGAATCAAAGAACTTTAATTAAACAAGGAGAGCCTATGGTTCAGGTTATTCCTTTTAAAAGAGATGATTGGAAAATGGAAGCTGGTTTTAAATGGTTTCAAGATGAACATACCGCAGTTATTCATAAACTATGGACTTCTATAGTAGATAAATATAAGAATAAATTCTGGAGAAAAAAAAGCTTTAAGTAATGATTCAGGTTGTAGATAATTATTTTAAACCTGGGGACTTAGATTTAATGTTAGATTTATGTGGTCAATTACAAATGAAAGCTTACAAAACAGAAAAAGGAATTTATGCTTTTGGCAATAAATCTTTACCTGATAAAGTAAAAGAAATAAATAAACAAAGTCTTAAAAAAAGATTTAATTTTCCTATAGCTAAATATAATAACTACGATGGAGTTATTTATTTAAGAAAACCTGAAACTGTTCTTTATAATGAAATACATAAAGATAATGGAGAAACACAATCGGTTCACGGAACTGTAAAAGCTAAATGGAATTTATTAGTGTTTTTAAAAGGTCATTTTAATACAGCTAATGGAACTGGTTTTTTTGAATTAAATAAAGAAAAAGAATTTGTATTGGATCGAAGTATAGGCTTTAAACAAAATAGGGCTATTTTATTTCGATCTAAATTATGGCATGGTTCATTACAACCTATTCAAAAAGATGTTTCCTCTTGGAGATATACTTTTAATTGTTTTATTTCAAAATGAAAACACATAAAATATTTTCAGATATTATATTCGAAACTAATGTTCCCTTAATGGATTCAGAATATAATTTTATTAAAACATTAGACTATGTACCTTATTTATCTGGTAGTGGTTTTGAAAGTGATGATAAACATATTTTAAACCATGTAGAACTACAATCTTTAAAAATTAAAATAATAAATCAACTTACTATTTATGTTTACAATATTTTAAAAGTTGATACTAAAATCAATTTTTATATGACAGGGTCTTGGGTAAATAAATATTATTCAAAAAACCACGCTGAAACACATTGTCATCCTTACTCTTATATGAGTGGAGTATATTATGTTGATGTGCCCGATAATTCTGGAAATATATGTTTTTACAAACGCTCTGCCTATTTAGCAGGAGGTTCTCCTTTAATGTATTCTGAAGCAAATTCTTTTAACTCTACTAAATATTGTATTAAACCTGAAAAAGGTAAATTATTGTTTTTTTCTTCAGATATGTTACATTCAGTAGACCTTAATTTAACCGATAAAGTAAGATATTCTATTGCATTTAATTTTTATATTAAAGGTGATTTAGGTAAAGAACCATATGGAGTTAGTATATGAGATATGAATTTGTGTCAGATAATGTTATCAAATCAGATAATTTTTTACCACCAGATAAAATTAATTTTATTTATGCTGATCTTTTAAATACAAGAAAACATTTTGGTGTCCCTCGTTGGTCAGGTAAAGACATTGACCACCAGCCTAGAGTTGAAGCTTTTTCACAAAATTGTGGTAATATGGATTATTGGATTGATGCGGATAATCCAGAAAATATTGATGCTCCTAATATTAAAGATTTAAGTAAATATTTTTTTCAACATGGATTACAATTATTTATTCAGGAATCAGGAAGAAAAACTATTTATGATATGTTGTATGAGTATCCTTTAGTGTGGTCTATTCATGTAACTGCTTATAATAAAGGTGCTTATTATAATTGGCACAAAGATTCTCGTATGACTTTTAAAGGTTTAAGAGCTAATATGTTTACTTTTAATTACATGCTTAAAAGTGAAAACTCACCAATACAAGGTGGAAATCTATTAGTTAGAGATGGCGGTGAACATGAGATCGAAAGTAAACACAATCAACTAGTCATCTTTCCTGGTTTTATACCTCATGCAGTTACACCTTTAAAATTAGATAAAGAGGTTTCATTTGCAGAACAAAGATTTAGTATACAATATTGGATAGGGTTTAAAGAAGAATGATAGATACATATAATTTATTTGCCATACCTTTACATAAAACAAAATTTATTGTTCAACCCATTGAACATAAAAAAATTATTAATTTTTGTAATAATAATGAAGGCCCCGAAACAATTTCTATTAGAAAAGGAACTCAATATCATATACATGAAAATAAATTTGAAGGATCAGAGTATCTTTTTAATCAATTAGATAATTTTATGAAATTACATTTTCAACATAGATTATCTCATTTATGGTTAAATGTTGCAGAAGAAGGTGGATATAACATGCCCCATCATCACGGGTTAATCACAAATAAATCTGGAGTATTGTATCTTACTGATGAAAATTCAGAAATAGAGTTTTTATCTGATTTTTTAAGAGGAGATAGAAGCTTTACAATTAAACCTAAACTTTTTGATCTTTTAGTATTTCCTTCTTACCTTTACCATTTTGTACATCCATCTACTTCAAAAGAAAAAAGAATATCAGTATCGTTTAATATGGAACCTTTAGTTCCTCAAAAAACAACTAGATAAATATATTACTTGGAGATTGAATTAAAACAGTAATAGTTCCTTCTGGAGCTAAAGTTTCTGAATTAACTTGTGTACATCTAATGAAACAGCCGTCTTCTCTAAGTCTTAAATAAAGTAAATCTTCCGCAGCATATGTTTCAGGAATATTTCTTAAAGCTTCTCTGTATGTAGCCCAAGCTTGTTTGGTTGCTGCATCTAATGGAGAATCTACTGCTTGAGTCCAGTCAGATTGTTTTAAAAAATTTTCTCTAGCTGTTTTTCTAAATACATCCCAATCTCTCATTCTTGCTTTTATTGCATCAGATTCTTCTGTTTGTACTTCAGGATATCTAGCATCAAACCATGTAATATATGGAGTTATAAAAGCTGAATCAAAAGATGAGTTTGAAGTTTTGTTGTCAATTAAAGTTTGTAAATCACCTTCTTGAGTATTAGAATTCCATTCTGCAACAACTGCATTAGCTGGTAAATCCGCTGGAGGATTGCTTCCTCTTTGATCCCATTGAATCATTTTTTGTGTACCATCATCTTCTATTTTACCAAAATACTTATTATTACAAATTTGAAAAATCATAAATCTCCTAAGTTTTTATAATATAATTTACCACAAGGTACGGTGAAAATGCATTACCTGACAATGTTCCTGCACTGTGATTATGTGAGTTGTTAAAGTTAGTTACAGGTCTAGTGTAATATCCTGATGGATAATATTGCACAAAAGAAATTTGTGGATATTGAACTGGACCACCTGCTATCACACCTAAATTAATTGGGTGTTGGTGAGCCGCTAGTTCATTTGTTTGTAACTGAGTTGATCCTGGTGCTCCTGTTACTGTTACAGTAGATGCTCCATCTGTTGTTGCTAAATCATAGTTTCCTGATTCATAGCCTTGAGGCATTTTACCTTGAAGATCAGGTACGTTAAAAGTAGTTGAGCCGTCTCCAGCGCCATAAGTGTCACCTATCACTGCATATAAATCAGCGTAAGTTGATCTTGAAACTGCAGTTCCATCACATAATAAAAATCCTGTTGGCGCAGTTGCTTTTGGCCAAGGAATAATAGAACCAGTTTCAGTTCCTTGAATCCCTGTTAAATTTGCACCATCAAAATCATATCTAGTTGCTTCGTAATTAGCCATGTTCTATTTCTCCTTGTAAGTCCATCCAACAGTTGCGTCACCAGAATATACAAGAGTAAATCCGGCACCCTCTGTACTAACAGTTAAATCTGCTGCACTGTTTGTTATATTAGATCCATTTCTACCAACTGTAAAGGCATTTGTATCAAAAGTATATTTTGAATCTACAAATGTTACTTCATCTCCTGTTGCTGGTGAAGCGGGTAAAGTTATTGTTAAAGTTCCACCAGATGTATCTGCTAAAATTTGTGCACCTGCTTGAACTGTTTCAGCTGAAGAGATTGCTCTCCATTTTTTAAATTCTAAATCTTTTACGATGTCTGTTCCATTTGCATGACAAATATACGAATGACCTTCACATAATAAAAATCCTGTTTGAGAAGTTACTTTAAAAGTTAATGTGTTTCCTGCATGATCAGTGCCATCAACAATGTTAAAAAACTTTTCAATCCCTGTTGGAAAGTTAACCGTTCTATTTGCTGCAAGAGTTCCTGTAAACTTTAAAGTCATATTTCTTGCATTAGAAATAGCAGCATCATCCATTGTTAAAGTTACATCAGCTGACGCAACATCTATTTCTTGATAACCTGCAATTGCTTGTTGTACTAAATTTAAATTATCGTTTGTTTTATTACCCCATGTACCAGCGTTTTCGCCAGTCGCCATTAATTCTAGTTTTAAATCTGTTGAGTAAGTTGATGCCATAATTTTTTATACTCCATATTTTAAATAATGTAAATAATATATATTTGTACTCATTTGTCTAGTGAATATTCGTCCAATTTTCAGTAATATTACCTCTAATTGGATCCCAAAATTTAAGTGTTGTAACATTAGCATTTGCTCTATTTCCTTCAATAGATATGAAGTTTTCAGAATTAGGTACTATATCAGCGAGTGTAATAGTAACTCCATTACCAGTCATAGATAGTATTTGTTGTGTACTTAAAGTAATTGTATTAGCAGTAGTAGTTAATTCTTCTCCTGTAATATCTATTGTATTACTTGTAGATAGAGATATTGTTCCTAGATTAGCTGTAATAGGAAAACCTACAACATTTAAAAATGTAGCAAGACCTACCTGTACTCCATCATTATTAAGTTCTACATTAGCTTCAAAAGTAGGAGTATTAATAGTTATAGCTCCATCTGCAGCTACAGCAAAAGTATTAACAGTTGCAGATAATAATTCTTCTCCAGTAATACTTAAAGAAGCTGTACCAGTTACAGTTTCTTCACCTTGAGAAATATTTAATTCTTCACCACTAATAGTGATAGGAGCACTAGCTGTAACAGTTATATTATTAGCAGTAGTAGTTAATTCGCCTGCTGTAGTTGTTGAAAATACATTACCATTTCCTGTAAATACAAAACCTAAACCTTCACCCCAAGAACCTGAGTTCCATTCTTCTCTTCCCCAACCAAAACCTAAATTTAAATCAGGTGTTAATTGTCCTGCAGTTGTTATTGAAACAAATTGATCAGGTGATTGACCCCATGCTGCAGTTCCCCAAGTAGTTCTACCCCAACCTGTTCTTACTTCTGCGTCAACAGTTATATTATTTACAAAAGAGGTAAGTTGTTGTCCTATAATTGCAGCACCACTTGCTGAATTTCCCCAAGAACCTAAGTTCCACTGACCTTGGTTCCATGTGCTCATAAGGATTTACCTCCTTATGCTATTCTTATTAAGCCGTTAGTAGCGTCAGCGTTAGGAAACTGTAACTCAAATGTACCGTTAGTAGAAGTTTTAACACCTCCAAAATCTAATACAGCAATTGATGAATTTGCATTATTTGCATTATAAATTAATGCAGCTTGAGCTGAAATAGTTGCGTTTGCAAAAGAAACGTTATCAGCATCAAAAATTGCAGTAGTACCATCAGTAGTGATAGTAACATTTGTAAGTGTTGCACCGCCAGTAGTATAATTAGTTCCGCTATCTGAAATTTCATTAGCAGTTATATATGCAGCAGTGTTTTCGTTAAGAGTTGCAGTGTTGTCGTAAAGTGCACACTTCAATGTCTGAGCTTCTAAGTTTCCTCCAGGCGACATTAAGTCTTGTTTAAACGACACTGTAATCGCTTGTGATATTGCCATGTTTATTGTCCTCCAGTTAATGTGTTTTCGCCTAGTGGACTACCTGGAAACTTGTAGTCAGTTCTTCTGTTTCTACGAGCTTCGTTATTAATAGCAGCCACACTTTCGACATACTTTTGTTTGTATATATTATAGTCTTCCATGTTCTTTGTAAAGAGATTTGCTTCAGATAAACAACCATATAATAAAGCATCAGAAGCGTTTTCAGTATACCAATTAGTAGTGTTAGTATTAGATAATGGATTAATTCTACCTTGATAACCTAATTCCATAGTATATACAGCATCTGGTGTTGGAGCTAAATATAATGTATTATCATCAAAATTTGCAAAATATCTAGGTTGATCTGTTAAAGATGAATCAGGCCAATATTCTTGTAAATATTCTAAAGGTTTAATTTCTAAAAATACTCTATTACCAGAGCTATCAATTATATTTAAATAATTTAAAAGCATAGGTTCAATTGCTGATGGAAGAGTTATAAATCTATCTCCAATAGAAGTAGAAGAAGTTACATTTTGATTAAAACCAGTTGGATCAATTTCTCTAGATAATTTTTGTTGAGTATTACCAATAAAAGTATCTAATTGTGCGGTAAAATCAGTTCCTGTATTTTCAGCCCAAACTTGAATATCATTCTTTAGACTGCTGTATGTCATTGGCATTATCTTTTACTCCTTCAACTTTAAACTTAGTCCATACATGACCTCTAAATGCATATGTACCGTAATGCGTAAGAGGACTATGTAAATCAGCATATATCTTTCCACCGATTTTTTGCCATAATCTGCAAAAAGCATAATCTTCTGATAGATATCTATTACTTTTTTCATCAATAATACAGTCAAAAAATGCATAACAATTGTCACTATTAAATCTTTCTCCATTTATTATTTGATCAGAAGTATATTTAAGATTAGGATAAGCTTCTATCATTTTATAAAATACTTCTTTTTTAATACACATAAAACCTGTCGCTGCATCTAATACTTCAGTAAATCCATTTTTAACTTCTATATTTAGTGGATTTGCAAAATTTAAATTATACCCTAGAGCTTTTTGCTCTAAATTTTCAAAATCATTTTTTTCAGCATGAGATTTAACTGTATTCCAATCTACTGATTTTCTAGGATATATTCCGCAAGCTACATCGTAATCGCTTTCTAATAATCTCATTATAGCTTCTCCGCCAAAACCAATATCACTATCTATAAACATTAAATGTGTAAATCTATTTGGATCTTTTTTGTCAGCATCTAAAAATTGTGTTACTAAAGTATTTCTAGCTCTAGTAATTAAACTTTCATTACCCATAGTATTTAAATGTAATTGTATTCCTTTCTTATTAGCTTCAGTTATAGAATTCAAAATACCGTGTAAATATGATTCTGTTAATTGTCCGCCATAACAAGGAGTTGCGATCATAACTCCTAATTTTTTTTGATTTGTCATGTAGACACTGTAACACTTCCTAAAGCAGTTTGTAACAAATTTGTGCTTGCTTGTGCGACACCTACATTAGACACTGATCCAGATGTAGATGGATATATTAAAGTAATTTGATTAGGAACACCTCCAGTAGCTGATAAATTAGCTTGAGGTCTTGCATTTTCTAATGATTCTGCATCTGTAAAATAAGTTAAATCTAATTGTGGTTGTTTCTTTTCAAATTCTGATATATGTACAAAACTTCCATTCCATTCAAATACCATTTCATTATATGGAAATTCCATACCAGAACGATCAGATATAGCTAATGCATACTTACCACCAGAAAATTTTTGATGTGGTGCTCTATGAGGTTTATTACTTCTATCTGCGTATCTAGCCATTAGTTATAATAACTTGTTGATGGTAATATTCTCGTAGATGGAGTATCATCACCTGCGATTAATCTTTCATAAGCTTGTTCGTAATCTAATTTTAATGCAGCTTGTGTATTTAAATCTATTCCTGGTCTTTTTTTAGAAAGATAATAAGCAAGTCCTGCACACATACATTCAAAAGCTCTAAATGGAACATCCATATTTTGTTCAACTCCATTTACAGTTGATGCTGTAATATCTTGTATTTTTCTCATTCTATAATATCTTAAAGTATAAGCTTGATCAGGTGTTGGATAAATTAAAACTTGAGGTGTATTTAATCTTTGTAAATAAAATTGAGTTGGTCTTGACTGAGAAGTTTTATTTGATATAGCAGCATAATCATTAACACCTAAACGTGTCATTGAATATTCTGTACTACCATCTAAAATATTTGCATTAATAATATCTATTGTATCATAATCAAGTACATAAGTATTAGTACCTTGAGTTAATGATAAATCTTTTAATTCAACTGTCCATTGATTGTAACCACGATTAGCCCAATCACTAAACATAATATTTAAACTACGTCTAGCTGATCTTACATCATAACCTAAAATAGGATCACCTCCTATTCTATCATAAGCTTCCTGTATAACATCGTTTACAGTTAAATTATATGTCGCTGTTCCTGACGTTGCCATAAATTATCCTTATGCGTGGAACAATGTAACACCTTGAATAGTAGATACATTAGCTCCTGCAATCGTTGCTGAAACTTGACAATTTGTATTAAACTTAACACCTTCTTCTGGAAGATTTAATTGAAAAGTAGATGCTCCTGCATCAACGTTTCCTGTGTTAATTTCAAATATATCAGTTCCGCCATCTTTAAATGTTAATACACCAGCAGTAGAAGTAGGTTCTGCAATGAAACCTTTTAGTCTTGTAGGTCCATTAACTAAAGTAACTGTAATAGCTACATTAGAAGATGTATTAGATAAAGAAGCTTGATTAGCACTAACTACTTTAATATCTGATCCTGCCATATTTTCCTCCTTATTATAATCCTAAATTTTTTAATTGTTGTAATAGTA